GAAAAGAGGCAAAACAATGGAACATCTTGAAGCACTTTTCTCTGGAGAAGAACTAACAGATTCTTTCCGAAGAAAAGCCGCTGCAATATTTGAAGCCGCTGTAAATTCAAGAGTAGAAGAAATTCAATCAGAACTAGTTAGACAATCCCGTGATGTGGTTGTTGAAGAAGTACTTGGTGTGAAGAGTCAATTGACTAATCAACTTGATGAGTATATGAACTATGTTGTATCAGAATGGATGTCAGAAAATGAACTAGCAATTGACCGCGGCGTTCAAAATGAAATTTCTGAATCATTTATGAATGGTCTTCGTGGATTGTTTGAATCTCATTATATTGAAGTTCCAGAAAGTAAAGTTGATTTGGTAGACACATTAACATCAAAATGTCAAGAACTTACTGGTAAATTAAACAATACTTTACATGAAAATGTTCAACTTTCAAAGGAAACTGTACAATCTAATTGCGAAACGATTTTTGAATCAATGTGTCGCGGACTTGCAGCCACTGAAGTTGAAAAGTTTAAAGCACTCGCAAGAGGTGTAGAGTATAATTCAGAAGCAGAATTCAGTGACAAACTATCAGTAATCAAAGAAAGTTATTTCAACAATAATGTTGCATACCAAGCACCAATGCAACTCAATGAAACTGTTGATGTTCCTTCTTATGATGAAACAGAAGGTTTGTCAGGAAGAATGAGTGCATACTTTAATACTATCGGTCATCACGCAGATGTTGATGAAAACAACACACAGTCATAAAACAGTCCAAAGTTTAAGAATTACTATATAACAATAACCTAAAGTGGTTTAATTAAGGAAATTTCCAAGGAGAAAACAGATGCAAAACATCGAAACAGCAAGCCAATTTCTTAGTGAGAAGTGGAAGCCCATTATTGAGCATCCCTCACTTCCTACTATTAAAGATTCATATAGAAAGAATGTCACGGCCATTCTTCTAGAAAATCAGGAAAAGGCATTGAACGAACAAGCGCAAAATGCCGTAGGTGGTGGTATGTCACCCGTAGTTGGTAGTGAAGGTGGAGTAAAAGGTTTCGACCCTGTACTTATCTCACTAGTTAGACGAGCGATGCCTAACCTAATGGCTTATGATGTATGTGGTGTGCAACCAATGACAGGTCCTACTGGACTTATCTTTGCAATGCGAGCCCGATATCACGGTAACACAGGTAACGAAGCATTGTTTAACGAAGCAGCGACAGAAGTTGCCGCAGGTTCTACTAATGTTAATGCAGATAACTCTGCAAACCTTGGTGACCCACTAGGTACAGGTTCACAAGGTGCTACAACTGGTGGAATCAATGCAGTCGGTTTGTCTGGTGGTATGGCCACAAGCACTGCCGAAACACTTGGTGCCGCATCTGGTACTCAATTCGCAGAAATGGCATTTAGCATCGAACGAACATCCGTTGTTGCTAAGACCCGTGCATTGAAAGCAGAATACACAACTGAACTCGCACAAGACTTGAAAGCAGTTCACGGACTTGATGCAGAAACAGAACTTGCTAATATCCTCTCAACTGAAATCCTTGCGGAAATCAACCGAGAAGTTATCAGAAGTATCTACCGTGTTGCTAAACTTGGTTGTCAACAAAGTGACCTATACTACAAAGGTGCTGGCGTAACCAATGTTGGTTTGTCTGCTGGTGCAACTGTTGCTGATATCGGTGGTGTTTATGACCTCGATAAGGACTCAGACGGACGATGGAGTGCAGAACGATTCCGTGGTTTGATGTTCCAACTCGAAAGAGAATGCAACAAGATTGCTAAAGATACTCGTAGAGGTAAAGGTAACTTCGTTATCTGTACTTCAGATGTCGCTTCCGCACTTGCAATGAGTGGTTTCTTACAAATCTCTCCTGCAAAAGCAACCGACCTTGATGTTGATGACACAGGTAACACATTCGTTGGTACACTTAATGGTAAAATGAAAGTCTACATCGACCCATACTCAACATCGACTAACTATTGTTGTGTTGGATACAGAGGTTCTTCACCTTACGATGCAGGTTTATTCTACTGTCCATATGTTCCACTACAAATGGTTCGTGCGGTTGGAGAAAACGATTTCCAACCTCGTATCGGGTTTAAGACTCGTTACGGTATGGCTCAAAACCCATTCGTTGCAGATATGCTTGGTGCTGAAACATCATCGACAACATCGAATGACCTTGAACCAAGTGCAGCCGGAGCATTCCGTACTAACCAGTACTTCCGTATATTCAGAGTAGACGGACTACATGGTGGTGCCGCTGCCGCAGGAACTAGTTACCCGTAATCTAACGGATTATAAGGTACTAATCATAATAATGATTGAAGCAGGGGAGTCTTTCGGGACTCCCCTTTTTCTTTGTAAATGTAAAATTTTATAAATATAAACAAAGAACGAACCATTAAGGAGTTAATTATGTTTAACAAAGAAATATTCGCAAATTGGGCCCAACAGTATGGCCCCCCAGAAATTTTAGACGAGGAGTCACAACAAATGAATTTAAATGAACAACTACAACACGCATACAGTGCCGGTTACTATAGAGCATTGTATGAGCAACCAGTTGGCCCACCAGCGCCTCCGGCTCCTACAGAAGAACCGTTCGCCTCTGCGTTTGCACGCGCGAATTATCCCCAAGGTGGATACTGGGGAGCAGACGGTTTTTTCCACTGGAATGATTATACTTTTATAAATGGTGCATGGGCTGTTGGCAGCCCCGGTGGTGAAGACCCCGATGGCCCACATCCAGATCCCACGCGGGTTCGGGGTGGTGGCGGGATGTTCGGGAATGCCGGTCCAGGCAAGCAAGGCGGCATGCGTATAGAATAAACTCGTAAATAATAAACAGAAAGAATACTCCCCTTCGGGGGAGTTTTTTTATAAATACTAGTGGAGAACAATCATGACTACAGAACTTCCAGGACTAAGCCCGACGCTATCAACCGATATTACAACAAGGCAACCGTCTAATACAAACTATGTTTTAAACACAGGATTCTATTTTAATATATTTAGAATGCCTAATGTACAATACTTTTGCCAAGAAGCAAACCTTCCCGGCGTTAATGCGGGAGAGATTAGACAACCAACAAGATTTATAGATGTCAAACACCCAACCACCAAATTAAGATTTGATGAACTTAATATATCTTTTATTGTAGATGAAAATTTAGAAAACTGGAGAGAGTGTTTTGACTGGTTAAAAAGTATAGTAAATATAGAAGATACTACAGATTTTCTAAGTCCAGAAGACCATTATTCTGATGCAACACTAACAATACTAAATAGTAATATGAGAGAAAATGTCAGGGTAAAATTTAAAAACTGCTTCCCAACAAATCTAACTGGTTTGCAGTTTTCAACAACCCCTTCGGAATCAGAAACACAAACAGCAACATTAACTTTAATGTTCGATTCGTATGAGGTAGAAAAAGTATGAAATCTATAAAACAAATATTATCAGAAGCAAATTATATGATTGAATTATCAGAACAATCACCACAGGATATTAATGCTGAACTGGCGGCGAGATTGAAAGCGGCAGAAAAGAGAATTGCAGAGTTGATGAGTGACGAAGATAGTTGGGATACCTCTACTCGCGCAGACGAAATGAGGGCCCTCTTGCAATCAACAAAACGAGATGCTGATGAAAGAGTTAAGACATTTAGTCCTCCTACCTTTGAAATTGATATGAACAAGGGTCTAGGAAAACTTCCTGGTATGGACCTTGGATTTGAATATGACTTAAACATCCCAGAAGATGAGCCTGTAAAGGACAGTGGTTGGGGTTTTGGTAAGAGTGACCCATACTATTTTGATTTAGATACTCCAAGGTGGGAATTCAATGACTAACGATTATTCAGATTTTGATTTTGGTTTTACAGCAGTAGATGCTGACGAACTAGAATCTGGTACAGAGATTGCAGAAACACAAACAACAGATATTGTTAATGAAGTTTCTGACGAACTTGTGTCCAAGATAGACGAATTAGAAGGAAAAATTAATTCGGTTTTATTGAAATTAGAATCTGGAGAAAGTGAAGACTTTTCTTTTCCTGATAACGAAAATTTATCTAGGATAGAAGAAAAAATTGATAAGATTGTATCTCTTGAAACAGATGAATTGACAAAAATGTTTTCCGACCAAGGGAGTGATATTCGTGCAATAATTGACGAAGTAGAGGAAAGAAAATCAGAACTTAAAGAAGAATATACCATCAAACTGGATGAAGTGGAAAACCTCATTATGCCTCTTCTATATAATCTTCTTAAAAATCCAGATAAAGAATACATACTGTGGCCGAATAGAACAGAAGTTATACAAAAGCAAATTGATAAGATTTTAAAAGTAACTAGAACTTGACTTTTGTTATATTTTTGATATAATTACTTTATGGAACTTAGTGAAATTAGAA